CCGTATATCCTTGTTGTTTTCATGCTTCTAAAATGCAAATAGGGGACGGGCAACTGAAATCCATGTATAATATATATAACAATTATTTAAATAAAGTAAACACAATGGAAGTCATTTTGTCTTCATCCTTATTTACAGAAGTGTTATCGGATGGTATTTCAGGAAATTTAAACAACTCTAAAAACAAAAAAAGTTTTTGTATGACATGTGTGGACTCTTGTGCCGTTGATAAAAATATTTCCAAACAATTATCAACATTAAAAATATGAACCTACCTTCTTTTAAAAATATTAAAACTGTCCATGTAGAACTTACAGATAAATGTAATGCACAATGTCCTGTATGTGTAAGAAGGTTTAATGGAGGACCACTGAATCCAGTAATTAAAAATATAGAGTTAGATGTAAATTATTTTAAAGACCAGTTGGGCGAAAAATTTTGTAAAAATATTATACACTGGGATTTTTGTGGTACAAAAGGCGACCCTATTGCCTGTACAGAATTAAAAGAAATAGTGGAGTATTTAAAATCCTGTAATCCTAGTACAGCCTTTTCTATTCATACCAATGGAGGATTTAAATCAAAAGACTGGTGGTATGAATTTGGTTTGCTGTTAAAAAATACTGAATCTGTTGTAATATGGGGTATAGACGGTTTGGAAGATACCAATCATATCTACAGAAAAAATGTAAAATGGAACAAGTTATGGGAAAATTTAAATGCTTTTAATGATGCTGGTGGCAAATCAGTATGGCAATTTTTGGAATTTCATCACAATAAACACCAATTACCAGAAATTAAGCAAATATGTAAAGATAAAAAAATAGAACTTATGATAAAAGATCCTTTTGGGTTTCATTATATGCCAAAAGGAGACATAACTGAAGTATGGCCAATAGAAGTTTATGATGAAAACGGCGATTATTCTTATTCTATTTTACCAAAAGATGCTGATAATGATAACATTAATGTTATTGCTATAGATGAATATGGTAGAGAGCTCAGAAAAACCGGTATAAAAATTCATCCTGAATTGGAAGAAAATTATCAAATAGAGTGTAAAATAGGAAAACAAACAACTGATTTATATATAGACTGTGAAGGTGCTTTTATTCCTTGTTGTTATATAGGTGCTGGAATGCACATAGGTGGAATAGACCCTCAATTACTGGAGCAATTTAGTGACAAACAAAGTTTTATACCCAGTAAAGAAAACCCTTATCAAAAAATATTTCAAAACAAATATTACACAGAAACATTACCACAGGGTATAAATGGCGAACTTTCTGGGGATTTAAAATACACAGTTAAATGTGTTGAAACTTGTGGTCAGTGCCTAAATTAAAAGTAGATAAATAGTAATATGGCTAGATTAAGTTTATGGAACCCGGTTAAAACAAATGACTACAACTTTATAGATAGAATAGTTGGAGAGCATATCTACGCGGGTGGAACCGGTGTTCATGTACACAAATACTTAGGTGTGCAAACAGCAGATGATGGAAACGATCCCACAAGACCTTCATCAAATTCAGCAAATAACAACGAAGTATTCATACAGGATCTGTTATTTTTAGAAAACAGAGATAGAAAATACGATAAAAACATTTACGAATTACGTGGACAATACAATTTAGGTGATAATGATGCCTATGATTTAACACAATTTGGTATGTTTTTAGCAAACGACCAAGTGTTCATGAACTTTCATATTGAAAGCATGGTTGAAGCAATAGGGCGTAAACTTATGCCTGGTGATGTTTTAGAACTACCTCATTTACGTGATGATTTACTATTAGGCAGTGATGATGCAATAAACAGATTTTATGTAGTAACAGATGGCAGTAGGCCTGCAGAAGGATTTGATCCTCGTTGGTGGCCACATTTATGGCGTGTGAAACTAGGTCCAATAACAGACAGTCAGGAATACAGAGATATTCTAGGCACTGGAGAAGAGGAAGGCGATCTAAGAAATCTTATTAGCACTTATGCTAATGACATAAAAATAAATGATGCTATATTGGAACAAGCAGAACGTGATGTTCCTTTCGACCCACAGTACAGAAATACTGCACATTTATATTTTGATGATTCTGTTCCTGATAAACCAGCACCTACATTAGATTTTGCTGGAGCAGATGGTCTACCCATTAATGGTTTAAGTCTAGTAGGTAGTGGAGATAGTTTTCCAACAAGTGGTATTAGTGATGGAGACTATTTCTTGAGAACTGATTTTACGCCTAACAGATTATTTAAAAAATCAGGTACACGTTGGTTAAATGTTGCAACAGATGAGCGAGGTTCATGGGCGGCGGCTAATAGAATATTAACTACGTTTATAAATAATGACAATACTATTACAGAAAGTGATGGCACAACTGCACCTGAAAAAGTTAATTTAAGTAAAGTTGTAAAACCAAGGACAGACAACTAATGGCAGGCAAAAATTTAGATTACTGGTATGATGAACAGATAAAACGATATCTGATACAGATCATCAGGATCTTTTCAAATTTTAAAACTAAAGAATTTACAGATAAAGGCGTAAAGTATAATCGTGTACCTGCAAGATATGGTGATTCCAGCAGAATGGTAGCAAGTATATTGCGTAATAATTCAGAAAACATTATAAACAGTGCTCCTTTTATCGCTGTAACTATAGGCAGTATTCAACCAGCAAGAGATAGAACACATGAGCCATTTTTAGTTGATACTACGCAAGTAGCAGAAAGAGAATACAACAAAGAACAAGGTGTTTACACAAGTGAACAAGGCAATTTATATACAACACAAAGATATATGCCTGTACCATATAATATGACCGTAAATGTTGATATATGGACAACAAATACAGATACAAAATTACAGGTTTTAGAACAAATATTTGTTTTATTCAATCCCAGTATTCAATTACAGAGCAATGATAACCCATTAGATTGGAGTAGTGTATTTGAAGTTGAACTTACAGATATAAACTGGAGTAGCAGAAGTGTCCCAGCAGGTGTAGACGAAAATTTGGATATTTCAACACTAACATTTAGTATACCTATATGGATATCACCACCAGCAAAAGTCAAACGTCAAAGTATTATTCAAAAAATTATTGCTGATATACATTCAACAAGTGATATAGCAGGTTTAGGATACAGTGAAGATTATGCGGACTTTTTTGGTGACATAACTGATACTGCAGAAGTTGTTGTAACTCCGGGTGACTTTTATGTTCAAGTTACAGGCAGTACAGCAAGATTAGTGGATAGTGGTGGCGTAGCAAAAAATTGGACTGATATAATAGAACAACTAGGTGAAGTCACAGCAACTAGTAAATTAAAACTTAATATTTCAAATGACAGTGATAATGAATTAAATATGTTAGTAGGTAGCATATCTAAAAATCCTTTAGACGAATCAGCATTAATATTTAATTTAGATACTGATACATTACCCACAGACACACTGGACGATGTAGATAAAATTATAGACCCCAGAGATAATTATCCTGGAGACGGTACTCTAGCGGCCGCATCAACAGGACAACGTTATTTAATTACAGAAACATTAGATGATGTAGGTTTCCCAAATTGGGGGATAGATGCTAATGAAAATGACATTATACAATACAACGGTTCTGCTTGGACTGTTATTTTTGATAGTCAAAATATTAGTAGTGAACAATACACTACAAACTCTTTCACATCCAAACAATACAAATGGACAGGGTCTGCTTGGATAAGTAGTTATGAAGGAGAATATAATCCTGGTTTTTGGAGTTTAGTCTTATAATGAGTACTACTGCGGCAGGAGTTGTATTTCTTGCCAAAGACACAGGCAGGTGCTTATTACAACTCAGAGAAGGCAATAAAAGATTCAACCACACATGGGGGTTTTGGGGAGGCTTGATTGAAAAGGGTGAAACTCCTTATGAATGTATTCAAAGAGAATTAGAAGAAGAAATAGGCTTTGTACCTGAACTGCAAAAACTTAATCCCATAGATGTTTATCAAAGTAAAGACAAAAACTTTTACTATTATAGTTTCGTGTATGTAGTAGATAAAGAATTTTTGCCACCTAAATTAAACGGAGAAAGTGCAGGATTTGCCTGGGTAAATATTGGGCAATGGCCTAAACCCTTGCATAATGGTTCGCATATTACCTTAAACAAAAACGGTGGCACAGATAAACTATATACTATACTAAATATCCATTCTGAATAAATAATATTGTATGAGCAAAGGCGAAATCATAGATTTTGTGGTACTGCGAATACAGAGTGAACTGGACAGATACCAGAGAACAAAAACAATACCTCATTCAATACTCGATGGCACTTATGATATTGAGGAGGTGGCGGAATTGTATATAGACAAACTGACACCGAAGTATCAAAAACTTGCTAAGAAATTACACAAAGAGTATTATGAAAAAATTCAAGACAACATAGACTCACTCAGAGAGGCCCTAAGAAAAGATTACTCTGCTATAATGAGTAATTTACACACTAACCATAGCAGTTTTTATTTTGATGCCGTTATGAATTTATACAGACCTGATATGAATCCTGTTCGTGCTCTGTATTATCAGACACGTGAAGTCATCAGAAATTATAATTCTGAAGACCCGCATCACTATTGGCTAGTGGATCTAGTTACTGATAGACATTATAATAATATTATATGTGATGCTCTAGCAAAAGATGTTAAAAAATTAGAAAGGGTTATAAAAAGATATTATTTTCCCATTACAAAGAATAGTGAGGGTGTTCCACTAGAATTATTTCATGCTAGGAGAACATTACAGGACTATAGACATTTCTATAACTTTTTTGCAGATGTTAAAAAGTTCCGTCCTGACGAATAGTAAAAAACATATTACAGGTTAATCTGTTTATGTCAGTGTCTTTTTTACTCATTGTACCATGCCAACTATTTTCAGAAACCTTAATTAAAAGTAAATCCCCTGGTTTGCCTCCAACTTCTGCAACGAAGCCATCTTCCACTTTGTCTGATGTATGTATAGTTGTACCAAATATTTTTTCTGGGTTACAATATAATATTCCTCTAACAGGTAATGTTTCAACCACATGATGATCATTATGTATGGGAAGATTGTGGTGACTTTTTGTAAACATATTCATTGATATTAATAATTCTTTGATATCCAGATCCCACATTTCATTTACTTTTTCTATGATTTTAAACCTGTTATTATGAATACCTGGTTCAACTGGGTGCTCACTTACAGAACAAAATTCTTCATGCTCATTTACAATGTAATAATCTTTGATAAAATCATTAAAAATTTTAGGATCGTCTAAACCTTCAATAAAATTTTCAATAAGAATATATTCAAAAGGCTCTGTTATACAGTTTTCCTTTTTGATCGCTTCAAGTTTCATTAATAAATTTTGACTATGTGATAATCAAACGGCTCAACAGTTTTAATTTCAAAATATTTACCGTCTAAATCTTTACCCACAATATGATTAGGTGTTTTTTTGGATATTGCTTTAAGTTTGTATTCTTTTTTAGTTTTAAGAGTTGTTTTTGTACCGTCAGCAGAAGTTACTGTTTCTTTTTGAAACCAAACAGTAAGATGATATTCTTCATATATTACTGTTTTCCACCATTGTTTGAGTTTTCTTAACATACAACTATTTATATTATTTTTTAATCAACCACTGCCTTTGTCCTAATGTATAAATGTTTAATTCTACATTATTTTCTTCAGCAAATTCGTTTACAGCAGATATGACGCCATATTCAAAACCTTTTCCTGTTTTGCTTTCCATATAATCATCACCACAAAGAACGCCACCCTCTTTTACTTTTGGCCACCAGGCATTTATGTCTGTTTTAACTCCTTCGTAAGTGTGATCACCATCTATATAAACAACGTCCAAACTATTATCAGAAAAATTTTTACTTGCATCTAAACTTTTTTCGCGTAATAAATTATGGCCTCGTTGTTGTAATTTTGTACTTACCTTGCCTGCAAGTTTATCTAAAGAAGTTTGACTATTATATTCATTTCCAGGTGCTGACACCATTCCTTCAAAAAGTGCATAAGGATCAACTGCAATAAATTTGTTTGGCTTAAGATGGTCTATCATCTTCATTGAGAAATCTGCTCTCCATGTGCCTATTTCTATTGCGGAATCTATTTCTCCTAAATTGGCTTTTATGTCTTTAAGTAGTCCATCTCTATTACTTGCAATCTCATTTTTTATCATTTAGAAGTTTTCCTGTCTACGCCGTCCCATTCACCTTGTGGAATAGGTTGTTTTATTCTTTCTGCATATAGACTTGCAAGTGTATCGTTCCAACCATGCTCTTTAAGTATTTGTACTTGATTAGCACATTCGCTCCACATTCTGTCCTGATATGCGTCCACCATTCTTAAAACAGTACGTGAATACTTATTATCTGTTAAAATTGTGTAAATTTTTACTGGTTCAGTTTGGCCTTTAACAGCAATTTTATCCAACATCACAATTCTATCATCTTGTTTTAAATGTTTTAATGTGTGTTCAGTAAACATAAAAAATACGCCATACTCTTTTGTTTGTGCTTCTAATCTAGCCGCTAAGTTTACAGCATCACCCAACACACTGTAATCGAATCGTTGATCAGAACCCATATTACCCACAACAGCATCTCCAGTGTTAATACCAATACCAACACCCAACTCCATTAATCCATCTTCTTTTAATTCTTTGTTGAGTTCTTTTAATTTAACCTGCATAGCAAGAGCAGTATCTATTGCCTTTTGGGCATGATTATCTATATCAAGTGGTGCATTCCATATGGCCATTAAGGCATCACCTATGTATTTGTCTATGGTCCCTTCATTCTTCATAACTAAGTCTGTCATAGGAGTCATGTATCTGTTTATTAAACTTCCTAAACCTTGAGGATCAGTTTTAAATTGTTCACTGATTGGTGTAAACCCTCTGATATCAGAAAAGAAAAACGTCATTGTTTTTGTTTCACCACCTAATTGTAATAAGTCAGGATTTTCCTGTAATTTTTTAACCTGTCTTGGGTCTAAGTAATGTTCAAATTGTTTTTTAATTTGTTCACGTAATTTATATTGTTTGTAAAAATTGTTAAATGCTGATTGTGTAAAAATTAAAAATCCACTTATCACAGGAAAAGTTGCATCAAACAACATCAATTTGTTTGTGTAAAACCACACACTACCATAGGCCTGGCCTGCCAACAATAAAAGTGCCACAGGTGCTGTAAATAGCAGTGGTAACTTATAAACTGCTAAAGCAACTAATAACATAGTCACAAAAGCAATGAGAAGCTCTGTAATGGTTGCTAATTGGCTTCTAGTTATATTACTGCCATCTATAAAATTCTGTAGCATATGGGCTTGTATATGCTGTGGATACAAGTTTCCTCTGGGTGTGGGTACAGGGTTAGCGATGCCTTCTGCAGTTACACCCACTATTACAAATTTACCGGCTAAATCTGGTACACTGTCTGCACCAGTATATTCTATTTCTTCAAACTGATTATTAAAACGTATGTATGCTGTTCCGTTTGGCTGTGTAATAATAGGCTCATATGGTGGAACGGCAATTTCTTGTATACCCACTTCTGTAGTTTTAATTACATAACTGGGTCTGCCTGTTTTTACCCTTAACATTTCCACTGCAAAACTAGGATATATTTTGTCTCCTACATTTATTGCTAGTGGATATGTTCTTGTTTGATTATCTGGTTGTGGTGCAGATGCATTTACTCCTTTGCCATTACTTGCTACTTCCAACATGGGAATATTTGTGACTAGGTTAGGCCAGGTTAATAAAAACTCTTGTGCTGGTACTGGGCCTATTGTGCCTGTACCTATGTGTGGGCCTGTTGACTTTACGCCTTTTACACTTGGTGTTTGACTTAATACATTATAGTTTACTGGATTGCGTCTTGCTCCAGGAACATTTACCACATTTTGTTGAAGGAAACTTGCAAAGGTTTCATCTCCCTGAAACCTATCTTCCTCAGGAAACATCACAGTCCAACCTACTACGCCACTGTTTTTTGTAGCAAGGTCCACAACTGTTTGAGCAAAATACTGTCTGGGCCATGGCCATTGTCCATTAACCGATAGACTTTTTTCTCCAATGTTTAACAAAACAACATCTTGACTCTGTTTAATTTCGTCTAGTTGTTGATAAGCATCAAAGGTTTGACTTCTGAGACTTTGTAGTGGTGTTGGATCTATTATTCTTAAACCAAGTAAACAGATAATCCCCACCGCTACAGCATATCCGCTGTATAACCATTTCATATCTATATTTATCGTATTTTACGGCAGTATTTTGATGCTCTTTTGTTAACACTGTAGTTGTTTGAAACCACAGCCGCAGTTATAAGAGAAGGTGTTAATAGGTCTTTGTTAGTGATAGTAACAGCCTTATCTATAGTAGAGTAAGTTGGATATAGTATTGCAAATTTTAGAAGTAGCATTTCTTCTACTTCTGGTCGTTTGGGAAGTAATGGGTTTAATTCTTTTACACAATCATATCTCATTCCACGTTCTGTTGAATATACGTCTAGCAACTGTAATGTGGTAAATGTTGCCCACATCCATTTAGATGCTGGGCGTCTTTCAGGCGTAAATTCTAAATGACTTAGATCGTATGGATTATGTTTTAATTTTTCACAAACTACGGGATTTTCAACACAATAATTTTTTTCTTGGCTTGGATCTACTTTGTATAAAAATACCACTTCCTCTACGATGTCCGAAGACCATAGAGGAAGTGATAAAAGGTATGTTATGAATATTCTAAGCATGTATACATACTTATCTTTACTCACACTTTTGCGGATTTTCAGAGCAATACTTCATTACTTTGGCAATCAATTTATGTTGCTCAATAAGTGCTTCTATATCCTCATCTGTATCCTGCTCATTTTTTTGCGAGGCACTGAAATCTTTCTTTCGAAAAGATTTAAAAAATGAGCCTTTTACTTTTTTTCCTGGGGTTCTTTGGAATCTTCTTGAAGTTCGTCAGTTTGTTCATCGATCTCGTCAGAAACTGCCTGAACAACACCTGCACCAACTTCTAGAGTTGTTTGGGTAATGTCTGCCGCATCTTCAGCCACTGAAGTTACAACATCACTTGTTGTTCCGACTACCACATCAACTGTGCCAGTCACCAATTCTTTACCGCCGTCGATCACTGTACCAACTGTAGCACAACCTTGAGCGAAAATTACAAAGAAACATCCTAGAAAAATACTTTTTATATTTTCCATAGTTTCTCCTTATATAAGGTGTAATAAGCCATCTGCTATATTACATTAATATTTATCTAAGCAGAAAACAGAATTTCAAGTTTCTTGTAAAAGTTTTTGAGATAGTGTGAATCGTCTTTGTATTCATCAAAGTAATGTTTGTTGTATTCTAAAATATCATACATTTCAAACATCATATCGGCAAGTTCAGAATGGCTTGCCTTAGAAAATTTAAGATATAAATCTGTGAGTTTTTGATATCGTATATTGTGATCTTTTTCTGTATCGTAACTTTCGTCCCACCAACGATCAAAAGTTTTGAATCCAATATCTTTTAAGTATCGTAATGCTCCTGGTTGAGCATGTATTATAAATGGTTGCATTGTTACAATTGGTTTAGTACATTTATCAGTCATATCTAATTCGTAATCATTAAATTCATTTAATGTAGTATGCTCAAAATATGTTTCACTAATAAAATTTATGTATGTATCTAAATATGCTTGGCGTTCGTTATCTGTACTTAAACTTGCCAAACTGGGTATTCCCTCATCTGTTAATTCTATATCGTATCTCCAGGGTAAAGATGCCAAATACTCATCAGATAAATTTAAATCTTCTTTGTATTGCTCCATGGAGATATCTTTAAAAGGATTATTCACACTAACAATATTTTCTTTTCTTAAATTATTTTCAAAAATAAAGTTAGACAATCTTCCGCGATGTCTATAGGGCTTACCCATAAATGTTAAAAGTTTTTTAGGTCTATGACGTTTATTTTTAATTAAAAGTTTTTGTTTATTTAAAAAATCATCAGGCTGGCACAAAGGAATGAAAAGTTGATTGGGTATGGTCACAACATTGTATTCTGCAGGTTCAAAAGGCTTTAAATTACCACATGCTAATAAAACATCATTTTTATTTAAACCATAATGTTGAATTGTATTACAGATAATTTGATGTGTATAATCATTAAAATTTAAATATTTGTATGTGATATCATATGATTCTGATGTAAATTCAAAAACAATTTTACATATATTATTTTTCACATCTTGGATTATGTTTTCTGGAATATCATAAAAATATTTTTTAACATATTCAACACGTTCTGTATTACTATTTTCAGGACATGTCAAAGTCATCAAAACTTCAATAGGATAGATATAATGTTTATTGCCTTTATACCAAGGCAATCTAAAATTAACATTTGCTGAAAAAGATTGGCACTGTCCTTGATGTGTGTATAAATCCATATCAGTATTTATAGTATGTAATTTTTAAGAAAATTTCTTTTGAATCCACTTGAAACTTGCATATATAGTTAAGCCATATACTGCAAATATTGTGAGAGGTATTGCCAGATAGGCAATAGTCCAAAAATCTAAAAATAGTAATTGTGTTGTAAAGTCTAATACTGCTTCAGCATCTCCCATAGGTTCAAGTTGAAGTGTTTCAGCACTATACTCCATTTCATATGGTGCTAACATTTCATTAAAACTTTCTTCTGTTAAACACACCATAGTTTCGGGACATTCAAAATAGTCTACTTCATATGGTATTGGATTTCCTAAACTGTCTAAACTTTGCATTAGTTGTTACCGTTTACTGTTACTGAACAGCCTCCTGCATTATAACACACACCTGTTATACTGTAACTGCCTGCTGATGTTGTAACATTTTGTGTTAAATCAAGAGTGTATGCACCTGTGCCATATGTTAAATCAATTGCCGCTGTTGCACTTTGACTGCCTCGTTGCTCAACATCCACAGTATGGCCATCACCGTTTAAAACTATGTCTGCCCATTTTTGCCCACCGTTGCCACGTTGATATAAATCCACAGTATTGCTGTTACCTGTGATATCTACAAAGCCGTCGTGTCCTGCTTTGCCCATTTGTATATGCTCTACATTATTGTAGTTACCAGTGATATAATTGGCTAAGTGATGATAGTCACCTCCGCCGCCACCTCTGTTGGTGTCTGTTTGGTAACTGGCTAATGTATTACTATCGCCACTAACAATCCAGTATGCTTCGTGGCCACCTGTTTCGTCTGAGTCAGTTGTGCCATCATCGTGTTTGCCTTGCCACACTTTGATACTGTTACTGTCACTGCCATTTTGGGTTAAAACATACACATAATTGTCGTCTTGTCCATTGCCCATATAAACATCTATGCTGTTGCTGTTACCTGCAAATGCTTCTATGTTGGCGTC